TGATCTTACCGTAAGAAGCTACGTACTCAAAAACTGGACTTCCCTGATCTATTAAAATGTCGTAGAATCTATCCTTCAAATTCTTACCGTCAACGTCTAGATCCTGCCCTACGCGGTACGCAAACTCATCGTACTCCCACTTAGTAAGCTTTACTGGCACGCCCATAACGGTGATCTCACGTGGAGGCTCGCTAAGGGAGAAGGCTACTGTCTCAACATTGCGCTGGTCTGGCTGCATATCATAGAAACCAGAAAGAAGGCGCAGGCGCTCCATTACCTCGTCGCCCTGTGCGTCCTGAGAGGCTAAGAAAGAACCAAAGAGAGCCTTGCCTGTTTGAGCCAGTATTACATCTCCAAATATATTTCTAGCAGGGGGTACATTTGCTGAAAGACCAGGAAGTGTGGCTTCCATGCGCATCTTAACGTAGTCCATAAGCCCATCAGCGGACTTATAGTCTTTTGCTGTGTTATCACCAAAGGCTAGGTTGTAGTCGCGAGTTACCCCAGCTGTGGGGTTAAGACCTATTACTGGGCTAACTACTAGACTTTTAGCCTGCTCTGTCATGTCTCGGCCTTCTAGTATCCCCTTTACCACACTGGTTATTTGCCCTCCAGTGCGGAGGTTATCGTCTGGAGAAAGCACATGGCCTATAGCCATAGCTGCAAGGCTCAATGCCTCACCATGCTCTTGCTCGTCAGTTATGGCGCTCATAGCGGAGTAACTCATGTACGCTGAGACATCTATAATTTTTTTAAGGGTGTTATCGGCAAAAGGTATCTCTATAAACTGGTCCCCGACACGTACGGCATAGTCCTTGCGACCTTTTTCAGAGTCGGCGAGGAGTTTGTTTATTTTGTAGTCGGGGCTTGGGCCACCTGTAAGGAACCCGTTCTGCACCAAGTACCCTACTACCCCAATAGTCTCCATACCCACTGCTATCTCAGCTGCCATGCGCGCGCGCTCAGCTTTAGACCCCGACGTGAACTTACGCCAGTTGTCTTTTACAAGCAAGTTAGCTACTGGCACGTTAGTCATAGCCTCCTCTAAGAAGCGACCGCGCGTGTTGCCAAATGGGGCCATTAATTTCTGCGCTATTGATAGAGGGTGGTACCTACCAAGCCCACCAGTGGGATTAGCGACAAAACGCTCGGCCCACTTCGTCGTTACTTGCCCGGTTAGATTTATGTCATTGATAGCCTCTACGGCTGCTTCATGCACAGTGGTAGGAGGGTTAGACATGTAGTTCATGATAAACTCTTCACGAGCTTTTCCTGTTAACTGAGCTGCATCTGCAGCTTGAGTGGCTTTGCCAGCTACTATGCCACGATAATTGAGCATGCCTGAGGCAGCTTCCACGGTCATAATCCCCCTGCGTCCAGAGCCTAGAAGAGTACCTACAGAGTTCCACGCTTTAGCTGCTACGTTGTCCCCAGCAAAAGCTGGTAGTGCCGTAATTTTAATCTGCTCTAGGTCCATGTTTACCGTTGGGCCTTTGGGCACACCAGACTTCCATGTCTCAGCAGCTACATGGGCTGCCTCGCTACGTGCTGCTATCATACCGTTTATGTCAGCAAGTACGGAGCTAATAGTAGGCACTTCATCTGCTTTAATTATACCTCCTATGATAGCTTCGTTGAGGTTAGTTAGAACCCTACGGCCTGTCATAAGAGCGGAGGATGTAGTGATACGGCCAAGAAGAGATACAGAATTAAGGCGCGCGTTGTTGATGTACGTGACTAGGCCATCAGCTATCTTTGCCCACTTAGCTACGCTTGCTATTTCACCTTTAGCGTTTAGGGCAAAGTCCATATTTTTTACAGTGGCCTCAGCCTCTGTTACTAGCTCTGCCATGTTTTGGATTCTGTCCATACCCCCAGCTGAGGTGATACGGTCCATGACTATTTTAGAAGCCATCTGCTTGCGTACCATGGCTACCGCCTCTGCGTTACCAGAGTCGATTAATGAATTAATATGTTTGTGTATTCCTAAGGTGCGGGCTGCTTCCTCGCTGTACCCACTTGCTATGTGCGCGAGGCGTTGCATGTTCTCGTACGCCTCTGCCATCGCAGCTACTGTCTCAGGAGCTTCCTTACTAGATGCTTTAGCCTTTACTGCGAAGTCATCCCACATATCAGCTAGTAGGGCCTTAACTGCAACGGTCCCCTCTGCGTGCATGAGATCACCCATCTGCCTACCAGCTACTTGTTCTAAGAAGTCTATATCCTCCTTAAGTGTACCGCCCATAGCGTACATGTCAGCTAGCTTCATAGGGCCACGAGATTGCTCTGTCTCCGCTATCGTCTTAAAAAGTCTACCAAGAGTAGATGTCACTTCCGCGTTAGTAGAAGTAAATCCAGCTGGGGTAAATACGGTGTCAAACTTATCAGCTAGGCCATCAGCCTGCGTTTTTGTGATACCCACTGCGTCGGCTGTTTCCTGCACGACATTATCGGCGCGCTCTATGTACGCAGCCTGCATCTCAGGAGTGCTATTAAGCCTAGCCCTAGCTAGGTCATCGAGCTGTGCTTCCTGTGCCTTAACGAGCTTCTCCGTAGCTACTTTAGTCTTGTATGTTCTAATAGCCTCTCCGGGCTCCTTGGTGGCAGCAGCTAGCTCAGCCTCTGCTGCGACAACACCAGGTGATGGCTCTGCCCCAAGTCCTTTCATTGTCTCCCGCTGCCTATCAGCTACTTGCTGGATAGTCTCGGGCTCTACCTTTATCGCTCCTGTTTCAGGGCTTGTAGGCGCTGGGGGCTTAGGTACATCAGCTGCTTTTTTAGTTAGTTCTTTTTCTACTGGGTCAGCTACGTCATTCATGGCGCGTAGCTCAGCCTTGGCATCAGCTCTCACGGCGCGTGTTACGCCAAAGCCCCCAGCTACCATGGCATCAACACCAAGTGATTCTAGCGCGTTCTTCCACCGTTTAGTTAGGTTAGAGTCTGTTGGGTCATACGCCAAGTAATCTATAGCTTCTGCTACAAGTGGTATTTTCTCTACCCAAGTGCCCTTAACCATGTCGGCAAGGCGCTTGTCATCGGGGTCCGTTACTACAGAACTAATAGCAGCGCTCATCACGGCAGCTTTTGTAAGGGACACTCCCTTACCAATAAGACCAACGGTTGGTGCTGCGTACTCAACTAGCTTAGCTGGAACTTGCCCATCAGGCAGTTGCTCTTGGGCTGATTTAAAGTACTCCATTGTGCCAAGTACGTCATTACCACCATTCCAATTGTACTTTCTTCCTATGGCATTGGTTACGTCTGCAACAGCATTAGTAGCACTCTCTATCCACTTACCCGGTACCATAGCTATATTAGCTAATGTGCTAGCTGCGTACTCAGCGACGCGCTCTCCGGTTGTTTGCTTAGTTTTATCTGCTGGGGTAATTAAGCTTTTAATGTATAGGCCAAGGTTGCGTCCTTCTTGTGCAAATTCTGCATCTCCCTTTTTCAAGTACTCAGTCACGGCAGTGTTTACGGACTCTTCGTGCTCCATGAGGGCTTGGTCATTTAGGGAGGCAGCTAGCTCGTTACGATCAATGCCCATCTGAGCATCAAGCTTTGCGATATCAGGGTCAATTGTAGGTAGGTCCTTGTACACGGCGGGTGCCTGTACCTTCTGGCGCTTCTCCTCTGCCTTTACAGCTGCCTGTTGTTCAAGTTCCACACCTGGGTCTACGCCAAGGTCAGAGGCATTCTGCATTATAGCCTGCTCTAATGGGTCCACTATTTACCTACCTTTGCTTTGTCACCTTGTTGGTCTTTGTATCTCTCAGAAAGTTGTAGCAGGTTTCTTTTCTTCATATCAAGTATTTGCTTTGGGGCTTTATTACGAACAGCCTTTTCGTAGTCTATTCGTGCATCCATGTAGGAGTCGCCTGTTCCTTTTGACGTGCTCTGCTTACTCATTGGGGATAAAGGTGCGGCGCGCTTAAACGTTAATCCAGGTGTGGCGGCCTTGTACCCAGCTGCTGCTGCTTCCACTGCTTCAACTGTAATAGGACGTCCCTTTAGCCGATTTAAAAACATGAGTTGCGCTTTAGCTGCCTCGGCCTCATCTCTATTTGGGTATAGCCTCTTCTCCTCCGGAGATATTCTACCAGCTGCTTCCTTACCTATTACTTCTGAGTATTTTTGAAATAAGGCAGCTGCTACTGGGTCTTTAGTAAGAGAATCGTTTACGGATCTGATCATCCCATATAGCTCATTCTTCTTTTCCTGCGACGCCTGTCCTTTAGTTATAGCTGTAACGGCAGCTTGGAAGTTGAAAGTCTTACCTTTACCGGGAGTCATATACGCCCTAAACACTTGGCCTTCAAAATTCTCATCGTTTAGATATGTTTTAGCCCCACCCTTTTTGGCAAATACCTCGAACTCTTTCACTGAGCTTTCGTTAAATGTTTGTGGGTCAGCTTTACGTAGAGTCTCAAATTTTTTAATGACAGAGTTAACTTTACCCACGTCGCCAACGGCATTATCTATCTCCGTGTACATCTCACCCATCTTAGCATTGCGTGTCTCTTCTCTGTGCTCATTTAGAAGCGTACGCTTCCTGCGGTTGTCGTCCCAGTCTCTATTTGTTTTAGCCCACTTAGCCTGGTTAATACCGTCAAGAGTCTGTTGTAGTACCTTCTTACTATCTGCATCTTGAAATGTAGTGGAGTATCCAGATAGCAAGGAGTGCGCTCCCTCGTAGTCTTCCTTCTGCTTAAGCCCGTCAGCAACAGCAAGTAGTGTTCTCTGGTGGTACTTATTAATGGCCTCTTCTTTTAGTGAGGTTGGTACGTCTGGATCTTTCTCGATGGCAAGAGTCCCCTTATTTAGCACCAGAGGTAGTTTGCTAATGTCGTTACTCGCAATATCTGTATATGCCTCAAGTTCTTGGTCACGAAGTGTCTTAGTGTACGCGGCATTGCCAGCTACACCTATCTCTAGCTCTTTAGCTGCTAGGTTTGTGTCTACCTGTGCGCGCTTCATCTGAAATATTCTTCGCGCTCTGTCAGTGGTAAGGGTTGTTTCGTTAAGAGTACCGACGTACTTCTCAACGTCGTTATCTATCGCTTGCATGTATCCGCGCCCGAATGGATCTTCCATTTTGTTGGATATTTTTTGCTGCTCTCTCGACAGCAACCGCTGGCGCTCATACAAGGCTGCTGCTGTAGTAGCTTCTTGCTCGTCTTGTGCGTCTTTTGCGTCCTTAGCTTCCTTACCAAGTACAGCTCCTAAAGTAGATAAAGCTTTGCCAAAGCCCTCTAGGGCCTCTCCCTCTAGGCGCGCAGTATCGCTTGAGCCTACCGGAGTAGGCGCTCCTACGTTCATGCCTTTTTCTTCAAAATACGGTACTATAGGCATAGCCTCTCCTACTTAGATTGATACCCGCCAGAATTCCCAAAGAGATAGTTTGAGGTGTAAGGAGTCGTGGCTGGTTCTTGCAATGAATAAATTGAAGGGGTTTTTATGTCACCCCTAAAGTCTGGCACTGCCCCTTGCTGCATGGCTCTGTGCTGGGCATAAGCCGTAAGGGCCGTGGCGCCAGCTTGTAGTGCGTTGTACCCAGGGCTTTTAAGTGTAGCAGCTGTTTCCTCAGAGCGCATAGCCCTGCGTGAAGCCAGCTCTATGTCCAGCATACTCTGCTCTTTTATCTGAGCCACAGCTGCGATGTTGCGCGCTGCTAATGCAGCGACTTTGATGGCTGATGAGCCCGAGCCTACGTCAGCTCCGCCGCCAGCTATGGCAGATACTACACGCCCACGCTGATAATTGTACTGCACAGCCTCTTTGGTGAGGTTAGTTACATAGGCAGTGGTGGCTAGGTCTTTTTGTTTTGCATAGAAGCGAGCGTTCTGAAGCTCCGCCTCCGCTTGCGCGAGGTTAGCTCCATACTGACCAGCCATCTGCAAAACAGCGCCTGCTAGTAATAACGGTACTGGCATTACCATACCCTCCCAAGAAGTATGCTATCAGTCTTATCAGCGTTAAACTGCCTGAGCAAGCCCTCTTCCTGAAATCCCAAAAACTTAGCCCACGAGAGGGCTTTTGGAAAGCCCACTTTTACTTGCATCTCTGCTCTGTGTATACCAAAGCGTTTGGCGTCGCCGTCAACGAGGTACTTTACAGTGCGAGAGAAGGCTATGGGGAACTCTTCAATGTGCTTTGTAGTAATAGCCCATACGTTCACTACTCCGCCCCAATAGAAATTATAGCCTATCACGCAGCCTATTTTACCTGAGGGTCCTCGAAGGGTATACGCTGTGGCTAGTGGCAGGGTATTGCTAGTAAGCTCTACTAGATCGGTGTCTGAGTCAAACACAGCACTTCGGTCTTCGTTGGCCTCTACTATGTCAGTGTGCACCGTCTTAGTAACTTTAATCATAAGACGCTCCCTTAACCCCAAGGGCTAGTACATTACAGGGGAATGGATAATCTGTTTCAATAATTATTTGGTATGCCTTAGAATATCCGAGCACATTCTTAACGTCTACGTCGCCTGTGAAGAATGGGACTGGCTCATTACCAGGGGTAGTTCCCCTAGAAAATACGACGTCTTCCATCTGGGCGCTTGAGCCGAAGCGACATCCGTACGTATTAAAGAAACGCAAGTATAAGTCAGTAGCTCTCTTAGGGCGTCCTACTGAAGACCCAGCAGCCCCTCCCTGCTCTAGCAATGCAGGTTTAAGGGTAGACGCATAGGCATACCCAACGTGTACGGAAGTAGCGGCGCGAGTAAGAGTAAGCACCCCTCCTGCGGAGAGAGTTTTTTCTCCAACGTATAGACCGTCAGCTAGTACACTTACTACGGCAGAGGGCTTATTTGCAAAAGTCCATGTGGTAGAAGAGGCTCCTGTCTGCGCCTCCCACGCATCCACGTAGTGTGGAAAGGCGGTCTCGCTAGTAGGAGTAGTAACAGTAAACTCGGACTCTTCATACGGCTGCGATAATTTTTCAAATGAGTACACAACTGCAGAGTTGATAGTTCTTTTTACTACCATGAATAGTTCGTCAACTCTTGTAGTGTAGTTATAAACTGACGTAAGTGCAGTACACTGTGGGTACTCGTAAGCAGCTCCTGATATACCGTCACCACCTATGCGTAGCCTAAACCATGCGTTAACTTGGTACTCTCTATCTAGCGTAACGCCAATGATTTCACCTGAGGCGAGTCGCGCGTACATAATGGAAGAGTCACCCTGTATAGAGGCTAGCTCCTCTATGTACGTACCTTTCGTCATGTGGTCTGCTACGAAGGATAGGTCATTAGCTTTGTACTGAGCCTCAGTGTCGTTGGAAATAAAGTCTCTAATCTTTCGTCCAGTTTTCTGCACTATAGTGAGAAAGTTGTTGGTGCGCGCTGGGCGTACCGCTCTACTACCAAACGACGTAGACGTTTCAATCTGGAAGTCATTAGGTCCGAGTGCCCCTTGAGTACCGTAGGCCACTAGCTCCGCATTGTTTGTGCATATCACCAGGGTTTTTGCGGACGTTAGCGACTGGATAATACCCTGCTCTGGTGAGTTAGGTGTAAGTTCAAAGGGCCTAGAGTTGTCCTCGTCAAAGCCTGTGAAATCTGGACTTTGGGCTAGGGGTATTTCGTCAAAATCGAATATATTACCAATGCGTGAGCCCCACAAAGTGTCTGTGAACGAGGACGCATTACCAAAGATAAGGCGCCCTTGGTACGCGGTCACTTTCTTAGGCCACCCGGTAGTTCCACGCCAAAGTTGTATTTGAAAAGAGGTTCCGGATGCTACTCCATATGCTTGCGGAGAAGCCCCTGGTAGGGCCAATATAACAGTACCAGTTACAGTAGTGGCATTAGTATACCCATCTACCATTATGATGCCAGTTACTCCGCTCGCTGTAACCTTGATGTACGTGTACGGTGCAGCGGCATCAGCTGAAGTAAAAGAGCTTGAAAGAGAGGATACTACTGTCACTGCTCCGCCAACAGAAAATGTACCAGTTACAGTAAGAGTGCCCCCACTGCCTATTGCTTGTACTGGTCCGTACGCTCTGGAACTTCTCTCAGGCATGGATATGGAAGATGAGAACCTAGGCTTTACATCATAGAAATGATTTAGTGCCCACCCATCAACGAGAAGTGTTACCGAGCTTACTGTGAAACACACATTGCCATTATTAGTAAATACTAGAATATCCCCAACTTGCTGATAATCCAGCGTTGATAGTGTACCTATGGTGGGCATTGCTGGGTCGGAACTCCCTACTTTGCCAAATGTCCCAAGGTCAACTGAGTATATAAGCCAGAGGGTGGCGCTTGCAGAGGTTTTTCCAGCAATTATTATGAATGACGTGCCAGTAGATGTAGTAAGGGGAAATAGCCTATGCTCTTTGGTAAGGTCAAGAGTATACGTAGTCATTCCAACAGTAGCAGAGAGTTCATCTGCGATAAATTTAGTGCCTGGGCGCCTGAAGGCACCACCTTGCATCTGCGTGATGAAGTTAGTCATCTCGGTGCACGACCGTGGGTACTGCTCAACGTCCGTGCGCGAGCGCATCTTTGGCGACCACTCACCAGATGAGAAGTTATTAAGGGGTACATTGAAATTCATTAGTACCTCGAGTTAAGCCAGTTGTCTGAGTACACTCGATCACCTGCGCCTTCTTGGCCGTTGAAGGAGCGTGCCATGCGAACTGCTTCGAGGTACTCTTTATAGATTGATTCCCGCAGAGTATTACTCTGCACAATTGCGTACGAAAGTTTGTACGCAAGCTTCAATGCAAGGGCTGTCACAAAGTCAGGAGCAAACATACCTACTTGGACGTTGTTAGAAATATATTTTATAGTAGCTGTATCGTCGTCAGTCAAAAGCCTAGTACCTTCAACTGTCCATCCGTAGCTCTCGTCGCCTTCTACTTTAAGTACGCGAAGGCAGTCAGTGGGAAGTTGGTAGTAGTAGTCAAAGCCGAACTCGGGAGTTTGCACTACCCGAGCTAGGTCTATTCTTTTTGTTGCGAATTTCCATGGGTGTGCGCGAAGCAGCTCATCACGTAATAGCGTGTAAAAATCCGAGCATAGTCGGGCCTCTACTGAGTCAGCTGAGAGGCTGATAATTCTAGCAGCCCCCAGCTGTTGTAACGCCATATTGCAAATTTCAACTTCGCTCGTCGCCATTATGCTACTACGTACTCAATCCAAAATTGCATAACGTCGCCTGTAGAAGCTGCTGTTACTTCGGTCGGAGTCATCACAACAGTGGTCTCTGCAGTGAAAACTTTACCGATACCAGCTCCAGCTCCGGCTGCTAGTACAGCAGCTGCACCTGGATCAGCTCCCTCAACAAACGCGTTAAGGTCAGCAGAGTCAACTCCGTTTGCCTGGTACCCAATGTCCACGATGCCAGTGGCACCTGAAGCTGGGAATCGAAGCATGCAGTTTAGGACTCTAGCTCCCTTTGGCAACTTGCCTAGGTAAACTGTGTCAGTTGTAGCAAGTTCAGCTGCAAACGTAATGTCTGCAAACAAAACTTTCTTGTGGGCGTTAACCTGCCCTGGATCAATTTTAACAGATGGTACTGATACGTACGCATCCTGATACTGGTTTGAATACAAGTTTGCCATGGTATAACTCCTTTAAAGGAACCCTAATTAGGATTCCTGGCAGATTACTTCGATTACTTTTTCTTCTTCCATGCGAGTTGCTCCCAAAGACATACGTGCGTATACCTGTGTAGAGTAAGACTTGGTAGGAAGCTCATCAATCTTAGTCACGAAATCTTCTCCAGTTGAAAGAAGAAGTCCACCCTCTGCAAAAGCAAAGCATGATCTGTCTCCAGTTAGAGAAGTACCGCCACCACCAGAAGTAACAACAGCTCCTGTTGCAGCTGTTCCAGTTACTCCAGCTGCTACTGTTCCAAGGCGCTCGGTGCGGATGAACTCAAAACCTAGGAAGGTATTAACTTCACCTTGTACCAACGCTTGTACTGAGTTGTAGTCTGAGCTAGTAACTTCAGTCTGTCCAAGAAGTGCTTCTGCTTGAGAAGAAGTAAATGCGAAATAACGCTTTCCTTCTACTTCAGCTGCATCGAAGATTTTTTTGATCTTACGAAGAGTGTACACATTCAAGTTGCTAAGAGCTGAGCCTGTTGTAGCTGCAAACTTTTGCGTATCAGGAAGTACAACTGCTGTACCACCAGATTCTCCGCCGTACGCAGATCCGGTAGCTGCCGCGATGATGACGTCATCTTTTGTTCTTCCGAACGCAAATGCCGCTGCCATAGCGTACTCTGATGTAGGGTCAAGAAGCATACGAAGTTTGTCCTGGTTATCAACCAAGTCAGCCCATTCGTAGTCATTCATAGTGACCATACGGCGAGTGTGTGGTGTGTCTGACTGAGGAGTATTAGAGTGGCGGCCAACCTTTAGGGTAGCTGCTACTGTTCCGATACGATCCCAGAAAGCTGCTTTTGATTTTTGTGATTCATTACGTACTGCAGGTTGAAGGCGTGAGCCCTTTTGCTGCGATAAGTGAAACACATTTGCATTGTACTGCTGTACAAATGCTTCAGTAATTTGACTAGACATTGTGTCCTCCAAAAATATGTTTTTATAAAATGTACAGTTTGTATCTTTGGAGTGTCCGCAGAGCGGGTCCGTTGCCTACATTGCTAGGCTGGCGTGTCCGGGTGCGCGAGGCAGTATCCGTGCATGTAGGATTACTGCCTCGTAGTGTAGCGTCAAGCTTTTTTCATGGCCTGCGCAAATAAATTCTGAACTTCTTGGATCACAGCCTTGTGATTAGGGTGTGACGCGTCGTGGTAAGCCACATGATTGGGATTAGCCTTGTCTCCGATGATAGCCATAGCTGCTTTCTGGGCATCTGCAGGGGTGAGAAGGGGACTTGCTGCTCCTTTTTCCTGGCCCTTAACAACATCCTCGCCATAGCGGTCCTTACCAGCCTTCATGAATAGGCGTATGAGATTTACGTCATTGCCTAGCCCAGTTTTATCTAGGTACTCGATCTCTTCCTTAGATGCGAACTCCTTTAAGAACTTGCTCGCTAACGCCAATTGAGGCCTATACGCTCCACCAAGTTCTGTCTCAAGAGCCTTTAGCTGGTTAGCCTGCTCTGTGGTCCGCTGCTCTAGGAACTTAGCCTCTGCTTGGGTGTTAAGGTCAACAAACCAATCCGCGAGCGCCTGGGCCTGCTTAGGGAGTACTCCATGCTTGTGGGCCGTTTCGACAAACTGCTTTGAGAAGTCAGCGTCTATAGTAGCTCCATCTTTAAACTTTACTCCGTACTCTTCGACCTTCTCCGGTACTCCAAGCTTTGTGAATAGCTGCTTCCAGTCTGCGTCCGTGGCATGCTTACCTGGGAGTACCACCTTGTCAGCTCCGAGGTGTTTGTTAAGTGCAATGTGCGCAGCTGCTAGTGCTTGCACGTCCTTGTACTTACCAAGTGTAGCATCTTCCTTAATATCCGCTGGCAATGTATCACGCCAGGTGGGCTCACCCTTCGGGGGAGGAGTTGCTGGAGGTGTAGCAGGGGGTGTAGCAGGGGGTGTGCCTTCTGGTGGCACAGCTGTAAGAGCAGAGCCTCCTGCGGCTCCTGGTTCTGGGTGCATGAGCATATTATTCATCAGCATTAATAATTTCAGCATTTCGTTCTATCCTTTCGATAAGTGCTTCTAGGTCTATGTTAAGGGTTGATAAAATAAATAATACGACAGAGCGTTGCCCTTCTTGCAGAGCTATGTCGTATGGATTTATGTCTTTTCCTAGTGTGTACGTTGGGCTTATCATGTGAAACTTACTCATGAGCTGTGCTAACACCAGCTTGCCTTGCTCTGTTTCAAACACTGCCTTAAACGCCTGTACATGGCGCACACTTTTCCTCTGCACCCGCGAGAGTGCAGAGGTTTTACTACTAACTTTTGCCATATTTATGCTTTCTGTACTTCCGTACCTGTTTTCATCGTCTCAACAGTCTGCTGAGTGCTGTTAAGCTCCTGCTGCTCTTGAGCCTGCGCCATCATGGCCTGTTGTTGCTCCGCGCGTCCCTGGCGCAGCTGCTGTACACTACGTATAGAGCGCATTAGCTCAGCTGGTACACCGTAGCCACCAGCTATGATCCTCGCTGCTGCATCACCATTGATATTATCAGCAACGGTGGGATCAATCTGGATGAACGGCGCGAGAGTCTGTACAACACGGTTAATATTTTGCATCTCATTCATGCGCTGAGACTTAGCAATCAAAGAACTGTAGCGTACGTCAAGCTTTTGCCCCTGAAGTACCTGCGGAGCTGGAGCAATCATCTGCCTTTTCACCATAATAGAGAATACGCGATCAATAAGTGGCCGCAAGAACTCACTCTGCATCCTTCCAAGTAGTGGGCCTAGTAGGCGCATAGCATCTTCCGTGCGCTGCATGACTTCGGTTGCTGTCATCTGCGGACCACCCTGCTGAAGCTTAAGCTGGTCCACGTAAAATGCATCGCGCACCCGCTGCCTGCGGTCCGCCATAGCTTGGTAACCAAACTCCACATTAGTGGTGCTAAACAACGGCTTTATTAACTCCTGAGTGCCACTCCTATAGTAGTTTATCCCACCAGGAGTAGTAACTATAGGCATTACAAAACCATCGTCTGGCATCTGTATTGGAGGATCTACCATCTTCTGTGCCCCGCGAAGCATAGTCTCGTTCATTTTGTTAAGAATTTTCAGCTCTGGAAGCGCCGTCATACCAGGGGATCTACCGTATACCTCACCAGACGCCTTTGAAAAGCGCGGCACGACGTATGGCATCTCGGAAAATTCACCAGCGTATATTTCCACGTCGTATTCGGGTAGGATATACTGCGATATATACTTCATGTGTGCTTTAGACGTATCCCCGGTAAGAAGCTTAGGGTACACGGCGTGTATGCATTTTACTTTGCACTCTTCCCCCTTCTCAAACATCTTCTTTACCTTCTCCGGAAGTACGTCTAAGCCAAACTCGCTCACAAGTTTACTAGGTGATGAGTCCCACTCTCTGTAAAGCTCCGACACTACACCACGCCTATTCTCACGGATGTAGTATTCTTTAATGAATTTTGTCGAGAACCGTACTACGTCTTCGTCGTCCTCTTCGATAAGCTGCGCGGCTGTGCCAATTGACCCCAAGTCGATGTACAACTCATGTACCTCTGTCTGGAAGTTGGAGTTATTAATTACGTTATGTGTCTCGCGCTGCGCTGCCTGAAGCCACATGCGCACTTCATCGTCGTTATCTAGCACCAAATTACCAGTGGTGTACTCAAACCAGAAAGTGTCAGGGTTTGTTAGCATGGAATGTAGCGCCCCTGCTAGCAGTTCGTTAGAGTGCACACCAACGTTATCAAGAAGTTGGAACGTCCTCTTAGCCCCATCAGTGCGCGTAGTGGTAATGGTATTCTTCCTAGGTACTACGTGGTCCTCCACCTCTTGCCAGTGGCTCTCCCACGTTCCGCGCTCTCCGCGCAGTGTATTTACCGTCTTCTTCACCTGCTTAGGGTCTAATGTTTTTAGCGCCTTCTTTGCCATTAGTAGTTACCACCACTGGTAAGAAGTGAGCCGCTACCACCAGATAAAAGTGTTGCCCTGCGCCCTGGCGCGCGCCTTCGCGCTAGTACCATTTGCTCAAATACGTTGCTAATTGCAGTGATATTTTTAGCCTCTAATGCAGCTGTGGTAGCAGCCTCCTCAGCTGTACCCTTCTCCTGTGCCTCGCGCGCACGCCTCTCCGTTGCCGTCTCACCAAAAGCTTTCTTACCCTGCTCCCCGCGTATGCCCAACATAGCTCCTGATGCCCTAGCGGAGTTCTGCACCAGGTTATTAAAGTTACCGCGTGACAACTCGCCGAGTGCCTCACCCGAGATGCGCGCGCTTTCCTCTACGTTCTTACCTATGTCCTGCACGGTGCGCTCAATACCTTTACCAAGATCCTGAACGCCTTTTTCTATGCTGCCAAGATCAATAGTTGTGCTTATGCCCATACGGCCCGGCTTTCCCATTTTATCCTCCTAGACTACAGAGTAGTCCATATTCGAGGTGCGCGGCAGGTGCTTGCGCTCCTCTTCTGGCATCGCGTTTTCGTCTAGCCCTACTGCAAGGGTCCTGAATCCATCAGCGCCGTGCGATGCCCAATTGTGTAGCGGCGCTTGCTGAAATACTTTATTTTTACTATCCCATTTGCGCTCATAACTCTTCAGCGCTTTTATCCCACGATGGCAGGCTATCGCATCAAACCAGCATCTTGCAAGCAAAAGCCTCGCCGCATTTATACCATCTGCAACTGGAACCTTTGGAACTACCGTAATATTCTTAAGTCCTAGAGATTTAAGAGTCTCTAGCCTTGAGGCGGCTCCACTTGCGCCTAGCTCCCGCACCTTCACGTCATGCGGCAGCAGATGCTCAGCGAACATATAATCCAGTTTGTTAAGTTCCTTT